ATAACAAAGGAGATAGTGATGCTCACAGTTTTTATATGTACAGCCTTAATGGTCCTTTTAGGATACGCTGTAGCGATGAATAGAATGCTTAAGGATTTGCTTATATTCCAATGCAAGCAGCTAGAAGTTTTGACTAAATTCTTCAGCAATTTAGAAGTTATCGAGAAGGATAAAAAATGAGAGAAGTAACCGTAACGCAAGTGCTTAGCCGTCTATATGATATGCCTAAAATAGACCCTGAGATAATCAAGAACAAGGGTGAGATAGGCAAAGACGTGCATAGCGCAATAGAGGCCAACATAACAGGCAATTGGTTTCCCCTGTATGAGGAGAGAAGGATCGCTTATTATGATAGCTACGGACAATGGAGAGAAGCTGATACATTTCAGTATTTGATTACTGAGCAAAGATACCATGATAGAGATATTTTTCTATCTGGACAGGTAGATGCGGTGGTAAAGGACAAAGACTATGGCACTAGACATCTTTTGGACTTTAAGACATCTGCTAATGAGACTTTTAGCAGAGATGGTGAGTCTATCTGGTCTATGCAAGGACACCTATACCTTTATCTGCTTAGGAAAAATGGCATTGATGTGTCGGATGACATTGTATTTCTTCAACTTAAGACAAGAAAGACAGATGATGGATACATAGGCATTAAGCCTAAAGAGTTTAGATACAAATATGATCAAGCAATTATGGATCGATGCTTGGAGGAGGTACATAAGTACTGGGAAGAATTCGATTCAGCAAAACTACCCCTGGGAGAATAAGACCAGGGGCAGCCATAACAAGAAAAGACAATGAATAATATCAAGGTAAAACAATGAGTGAATCAATGCAATCAGAATTTATAAATGAACTAGCGGACGCCCTTGCAAAAGCACAAGGCGAGATTGAAGGAGCTACAAAAGACTCTAGCAATCCTTTCCACAAATCTAAATATGCCGACCTGCATAGCGTCATTATATGCGCTAAAGAGCCTCTAGCAGCAAATGGCCTATCGGTAGTACAGCCAACGCAAATGATAGATGGGCAATTATGCCTTGTCACATTGCTAATGCATAAATCTGGCCAGTGGATTAAGAGCATAGTGCCATTGCTTTCGGATAAACAAGACCCTCAGTCTATAGGCAAGACTTACACTTACTATCGGCGTTATGCATATAGCTCGCTATTGGGAATATCTCAGTATGATGATGATGCAGAAGAAGCTATGAAGCGAGATAAGAAAGCAGAAAAACAACAAGCAGCTCCCGAAACAATCGCAGTAGGTCCTAAAGAATATACATTTGGTGATTTAGTAATGCGCTTGCTCAAGGATAAGAAATTTATCCCTGTAGAGTCTGAGCTTAAAGCCTTTATCAAAGAAAAAGCGGATGCCTTTAAAATGACACCCGCACAAGTTATTAATTCTGCTATGAAATCAGATAATCAATTTAATGATTTTCATAAGGCATTTATTAATATTTTATCTTCACATAAGGCTTCTCTTTCGGAACCTTTAGCTCAGGTAGAGGAGACTTAACAGGTGTTTCTTTGATGCTCTTAACATCATCTTGAAGCTTCGTCATCTTAGCCTCGAGCTCAGTAATATCTGGTCTATTGAGTTTGAGGCCTGTAACCATTGTTGACATGCGCTCAGTAATCATGTTGATATGTCTTGTATCTTCATGCACTACGCGTATTTTGGCGTCTAAATCCATGCTCTTTTCATATTGAGCTTTGATTTGCTTCAACATGTAAATTAGGGCTATTGTATTAAACACAATGCATATAGTTAACATTTTATCTATCCACAGCATACGATCTCCTTTAGTAATAAAACAACCATCTCCGAATGGAAAATAAGAGGCAAATAGATTTTCTATTTGTTAAGGTTTTTTTGCTTGGAATAATGGCAAGGAAGAAGTAGAGTTAAAAACTAAAGGCCCGCGGTAAAATCTTGGACAGACCCGCGAGCCTTTCATGCACCAGAACGTGACAGGAGAGATCTTGTCACAGGTGATGATTAATATCAAGAGTCTGTTCTCTTACATAAGGTTTCTCATGTCTACCAAATTCGATAAATTTTATACCATAATCCCTAACTCAGTCATACAATACTGGCTTCCTAAGCTAAATGATTATCAATTTAGAATGTTAATAGCCCTATATTTTTATGATGAGATTTCAGAAGAAAACTCTCAAGAATTACTGGGAATTCCACAGAATATGTTTTCTGCTACATATCTAAGTTTACAAACCATTGGAGCATTAGTTGGATTAGATTTTTCTATAATTATTGATGGGGTAAAATATGACTTCTCCAAATAATCAATCTCTCGATAATCTTCAACTAGGTCTAACTCTATCATTTCATAGAGGAATAGCGAAATTATGTGGCGTGAATGCAGCTGTCATTTTTAATCATATTCTCTACTGGTTAGAAATTAATTCTACAAATCCTGATTGTCAACGAGACAATAAAATTTGGATGTATGAAACCCAAGAAGATATGTCAAACTTCTTTCAATTTCTTTCACCAAAAGAAGTTCGAAATGCAATAAAGATACTTGTTGATAAAGGCTTGCTGATCAAATCTCATTTTCATGATGATAAGTGGAAAAAAACTAATTGGTATACAGTTTACAATCAAGAATTAATTGATACTTCAAGAATTAAAAAAGTCTATTCGAAGCGCCCGCAGGGGCTCATCGATAGTGCCCCGCCAGGCTCATCGATAGTGCCCCGCCAGGCTCATCATATAGAAGACAAACAAGAAGACAAACAAGAAGATAAAAGAGAGAGAGAGAGCCCCCCCAAGATTTTCATCAACCATGGAACAAAAGTAAGACTCAAACCAGGACAATATGAGGCATTGGTAAGCGAATTTACCAAGCCTGTTGTGGACGAAGTAATTGAATCCATGAATCTATATCTCGACTCGCACGGCAAACCTACATACAAAGACTGCTATTCAGCGATCAAAAGCTGGATACGAAAAGACACAGCTAAAGCTGCTAAACCTATCCCAAGTAAATTCCCTCCAAAAAAAGAAGATTGGCTCAACATAAATAAACAGTATGCGCAAGCTTACTGCAAGGATAAACCCTGGGTAAGCATAGATAGCTATTATGCTAATAACAATAAATTAAATTTTGTACGTAGACGTGATAGTGAATTAGACATGAGGCTATGCGAACCCGCAAGCTTTCAATTTCAGCTTGCGAGGCTAGCATCACGTGAATTTTGAAACACATGAAGATAAAGAGCGGAACACTAAGCTTGCAAAAGAGATCTGCGAAAAATATAACTGCATGATTCCTAGTGGTTTAACTCTGTATTTTTCTGAAGATGCGTTCGGGTTGCACTATAGACATCCTGAACAGGATATCAAAGTAAACACGGGTGTTAGAGTGAGCTTGAACAAAGAGGCTAGTTTGTTTGACAAAGAAGCCGATGATGCTTGCGAGGCTATGCATAGATTTGCTAAAGCTACAAACAAAAAGTTTGGAATAGATAACAAGAAGTCTTTAGATGTTATCGAATGTGAAAAGTCAATGGTGGATGGTAAATACCAATGCGGATATAGCATCAAGGCCTCAGAAACGGCCGTAGAGCTTCGATCGATGCTTAAGGAGGGTTACCATACTGGTTATAAACAAAAGCCCGTTAAATCAAGGCTAAATGAGGAAGGCGACATTATTTGGTAAAGCCCCCTAAAGCGGGGGCAATGATTTAGGTTAAGTATTTTTTTGCTAGGGATTCTTGAAGGTTTTTTCTTTCCCATTCAAAATCATCTAACTTGTATGTTTCAGGGTCATCTATGTATAGCTTAACTAGCCATACACCCATGCTTTTTCCCTTAGCGTACTGAGTTTTTAACTCTTGTTCGTAAAGATCGTAATCCATTGTTATTGTTTTCATGTAAAGTATCCTTTTATAAATTTAACTAGCTTATTCTCTTTGACAAATGTTCTAATTTCTTTTTGTTTCTTACGCCATTCCTTAGCTTTGATCGCCAAGCAATTTCTACAGGTTTTATTTTTGCCTGAAAAGTGATGCTTATTCTTACTAAACATATTAATATCAAGTATCTTGTCACACTTGTTACATTGCCTATGATTCTCAGGCTTTATCGTCTGTCCGCATGTCCTGCAACATTTCATGTTATAACCTATACAATATTTCTTCTAAAAGCTGGAGCACTGCATATAATTGAAAGATTATATATATCGTGCAACATGCTATAACTAGTTTCATATTTCCTCTATCTGAGTTGCGTTTTCTATCACAAAACCTAGCTGCTTTAATATATCTATGTTACTAGATGTAAAGGTTTTATGATTCGTGAGCTTTACCAGCAATTTACTATTTTCACATGCTGGATAATATTTCTTAACACCGTAAATAATCTTAACTATTAGCTTTAGATTCATCTCTGTACCTCTTCCACATCTGTTCAAATACTTCAATGTATTTTCTTTTATTTGATTCTGCATTCACTTTGTCCTCAGCCAATGCCATTAAAGTTAACAGCATAAATATCTTTAAGCCTTCGTCATATGAGATCTTTTTCTCTCTTAAAAAATTAACCACCGCATCGACATTGTTTAGCTTATCTTTAATTTCCATGATATTCGTCCACCATATTCTTCAAAAACTTGATTGCTTCAGGCTTTGAATTAGAGTGAGCTATCAAGCTTTGTGCTTTACTGGCAAAACCTACTACTACATACTTTGATGAGACATCCCACTTATTGGGTGGCAAATTTTCGTATATGCCTATCTTGTGATATCGCCCAAGATTGTAATATGTGGTATCGTCTATCTTAGCAAATACTTTATGCTTAACGATTGTATCAAACATCTTTCCCCCTATTTATTATTTCAGTTAATAAGCTCTTAAGCTTCGACGCTTTAAGCTCTTTCCAGCTGAGCAGATCACCCAGATTGTTATACTCCGTGAGTATATGAATGCCTTGGCAAAACTCTATGTACTTGGCGCCAGTTTCACTGCGCTCAACTACTAAAGCCTTACCTTGCTTTAGGCTTTCCATAGCTTCTTTAATGCTTAGTGGGTCTTTCACTTTTCAGCTCCTTTATTACTTTCTGAGTAGCTTCTTCAAATATTCGCTCGCGAGCCAAACGTATCTGTTCATCTCTAATAGCTTTTATCTCTAAGGCTACGTCTCTTTCTCTCATCACTTGCTCATATGCATCTTTAAGTTTCATCTATTCCTCATGAGCTATTTTATTCGCGATCTGCTCCATAGCAAACCAAACCATCCAGCGTTCAAATTCCCACGCTTCCGTAATCTTTTCTTCTGGATTGTCCAGCAAGCTATCGCCTATCATATGCATAGTATTAGGCTTATTAAGCTTAACTGCATGCTGGCTAGCTATTTCCCATATCTCCTCGTGAAATATGTCATACAAAGCACTTGTTTGCATGTACTTGCCAAAATATGGGTTATTCTCATCGATACCGTAGTTTATGATGTCGATAATGTCCTCGACTTCGAGGTTCTCTAGCATCCATTGCTGTAAATTATTCATCGTAAAAATCCTCATTTTTTAAACTTATTATTGATCTTTTTAAAGAGGCTAGATACATATCTATATTTTCTTCATGTTTTTTTTCATCTTTAGCTACCAATCCACTAAAACCTATGGCTATAGCCAATGTTAAGCATGATAAACTTTCTGTAAGCGTTAATCCCGAACCCTCTAATTCTTTAAGAATCATTAGAGGAATTTTTAATTTAGCATCATCGTTAAGCATCGGTACCATCCATCATTTTTCTAACTGTATCTCTTAAAGCTTCACATGAGGCTTCAGTTACGGCTATTTTGTCTGTTTCTGCATACATATTCACTATTGTGTTCGCGATTGAACATATCATCATGCTTATGGCTTCCGATGGAGACATGTCCTTTTCAAGGCATAAGTCATAAACCCTGTCCATTATCTCTATAAACTCTTCTTCTCTTTTAATCATTGTCCATTTCCTCTTTAAAGTTTTTATTCACAATTCTCATGGTCTTTACACCATCTTTTAACGCGCTGATTGTATCCTTGAGCACTGCGTTAATTTTATCTTCTTTGCTAGCGGTAGTGATAACAGCTGCTAAAGTTGTAGTCAAAGCTAGCATGCCTTGAGCAGGCGTAAGATTTAGCTTGTTGCATAGTATGCCTATCTCTCTACTAGCTTTTAAGATTATCGTTGCTGTCTTGTGGTCGTGATCCATGGTTCTTCCTATTGTTTAATTTATATCAAATTTGTTCCAGTCACATGCTTCGCTTTCATCTTCGCAATCATGGCGTAATATATCCCATGTAATTACTACCTCATCACCTGAAGAATCATACGCCATAGCTTTGTAATACTCTCCGCATTCGCTTATGTATGGCACTTGCACAAGTGTGTATTCTTCATCTTCTGTTTCAAATATCTGTCCTTTCATTGTCTTGCCTTATTGGTTTATTAATTTGTCTAGTTCTTCCCTTCTTACTTTGACTGTATCTCTCCAACGTGGCCTTGCTTGGCCTCTATGCTTGCTTGTTGTAACGCTATATCTATCTTCATTTTCATGCCAAATATTAGAATCGAAGTCATATACATATAGTGGCCAGTAGCCGTAGCTATATACTACATAATATTTGCCCTTAACTTGAGCGCTAAGGTTGTTTGCTTTAAATTCTTTTAGATTATCTACGTAATCTTTTGCTTCTCTGTTTGTTATTCTCATTGTCTTTCCTTTATTTTAAACCTAATAATTCCATTCTTCTCTTGCTTTCTTCCAACCATAGAAAGTTAAACTCTATGACTAGCTCTTTATCTGTGCTAAACAACTCTTGAAAGTATGTTGCGCTTCTATGGAAATGCGCTTCAGTCATTTTCTTGAGTTCTTCAGCTATTTTCTCTTTCTCCATTGGTGTAAACTTCATTTTCTATCCTTGTTATGTTATGTATATGCCACACGCTACAACTTGCTCATTTATCCTATTAGCGAGGCTCCAAGGAGACTGTGTTACATATGACAATACAATAGCATGATTGTATATATATGTGCAATAGGAATGTATAAGCAAGGATTGTATTGGAGTATAAGGTATTGAAAACACAGGCTTTATGCACAATTTGCTTGCATGAAAAAGCTTTGTTGTTTAGTGTGTAGATATTAATTGAGGGTGTATGGTTAGACCTATTAAGCCTGTGGATGAAAACGAAATTTACAAGTTAGCTAAAATACATTGTACTAATCAAGAAATAGCCTCCATGTGTGATATTTCTGTGGATACGCTTGAAGAGCGTTATTCGGCTGTCTTAAAGAAAGGACGTGACGAAGGTAAGTCATCTTTACGTAGACAACAGATGAGACTTATCGAGGAATGTAATAGCGCACCCATGGCTATATGGCTTGGTAAGGTATACCTAAAGCAGAAAGAAGAATTACATATGTCTGTCGAGAATATGCCTACTCCTCGCATCCCTGAAGCTGCGGTGTCCATGAAAAAAGATAATGACTGAGTATATTGACCTACCTTATAAATTCACGCCTAGATTCTACCAGCAGCCTTTTTTAGATTACATGTACGCCCCTAAGCCTGTCCGTAAGAGAGCTATACTTGTATGGCATAGGCGTGCGGGCAAGGACAAGTGCGCGTTCAACTGGCTGGTCATGTACGCTATCCTCAACAAGGGTGTGTACTATTATCTATTCCCAAGCTACTCACAAGGCCGTAAGGTCGTCTGGGATAACATAGACGATCAAGGTTTTAAGATGCTTGATCATATCCCTAAGCCTTATATAGAGCGTATCAACAAAGTATCCATGCAAATAGAGCTCAAGAATGGCTCGCTAATTCAAGTGCTAGGAACAGACGACTACGATGCCCTTAGGGGCGTTAACTGTCATGGCATCATCCTCTCAGAGTATGCTGAGCATGACCCTAGGGCCTACGACGTCATTAGGCCTGTGGTAGACAACAATGATAGCCCTGTAATCTTTGTGTCGACACCTAAAGGCCAGAACCATTTAAAAGACCTCTACGACCGTGCACTGAACAACAAGGATTGGTTTGTAAGTAAACTATCAGTAACAGATACTGGCGTTAAAACACCCGATGACATCAAGCGTATCATGGAAGAAGGCATGTCTGAGGACATGGTCCAGCAAGAGTGGTACGTAAGCTTTACTTTGGGTATAGAGGGGTCATACTATGCAAAATACATCGAGCAAGCCCGTGAGGAAAAGCGTATTGGAAATGTACCGCATGACACCACAGCGGAAGTACACACAGCTATTGATAGAGGATTTGCTAACGCTGCAATTATCTTCTTCCAAGTCGTTGGAAACGAAGTGCACATTATCGAGTACTACGAAAGCCACAAAGAATCCTTAGCGGAGCATATAGCCATGATCAAGCGTAAGCCTTACAACTATGGATATCATTTTGCCCCGCATGACTTTGACATGCACGAATATAACATGGGTCAATCAGGCTATGAGCTAGGCCGTAAACTTGGCATAGACTTCACGATATTGCCTCGAGAGCTTAAGCTAGCTAAAGAGGAGGGTATCGAAGCCGTGAGAGGCCTCATGCCTAGGCTGTGGATTAACCAACCTCAGTGTGGCCTATTGATTAAAGCCTTAGAAAACTATCGCCGTGAGTTCAATGACAAGCTCAATAAATACGCTGATAAGCCTCTCCACGATTGGTCAAGCCAT